CGAAGGATATGCGTTGAGTTGCAATGTGCAGTGACGCGAAGTGCAGGTAAGGTTGCGATGAGTTCTGAAACGGTCAACGAAAGTTTAGTTTGGCAATGCATAGTATGGCTATGGCTATGTCATGTTAATCTATGTGATGATCGGTAAAGGTGTAGTTTCGGCTATTCAGGTACTCATATCGCGGCGGTAGATCTGGGTTATCTGCGGATCGGTTCTGTTCAGAATCAATCTTAACCAAAGAAAGGATAAACCGGGGGCATATGCCCCCGGAATATCTTTTTTATATTTTTTGAATATTATCTGTTGATATTGCAGTAGTAACATTCTTTCCATCTGAAGATATTACTGCACGTTTACCATTCAATTCCAAAACCTTGTATTTTGGAACGAATACCGTGAAGTGTTTGTTAGTACCATAAATGATATTATTAACAACTTTAACCCAATCACCAACTTTGATTGTTTGTGATTGTGTATTGTTATTTCCAACCTTTGTCAGGAATTTTACCGATATTGGTGATTGAATATTCATACTACCAGAAACATTTCTACCCAATATAGCACGATCACCTGTAATGGAATCTATATGCCATTTATCACGTTTAACAAACATTGGTATTGTATTGCCGTTGTAATATGTTGCATTTGCAGCTATTGTCACAATATCATTTTTCATAAATCTTATTGCAGATGCTGCAACAGGAGATATCTTTGGAGTGTCGTCTTTAACAACAACCCATCCAGCACCACTCTTCAATTTGCCGTAAGTAATATATCCAACCTTCTTATCTTCAACGATTGTGTATTTTGTTGAATTTGTTATTGTGGATACTTTCTTACCATTTGCATTATCGAAAATAGCTGTTCCATTATTCAGTGAAACAGTATATCCATTCTCAACAGCAGGAGATGGTGTTGGCTTTGGTATTGGTGTATGTGTTTCATTGAGTTGTGCATTTACCTTATCACACAAATCTTGTGCATGTGCTTTCATCCATGGTCCTGGACATGCTGTTGATGCAAACATATAGTGGAATGTAAGTGAACCATTCTTATCCCCAGTAAATACAAGCTTTGGGATACCATTTCTCTTACAGATATCAACACACAGCTTGATCAAAGAATTATAAGCAGCTTCACCAATAGGCCATCCTGAAGCATCACCATACGCGGAGTTAGATACTTCAATTGTTATGCTGCGATGGTCGTTCCAAGGTGATGCAGAACACCATGATCTATCACTTTCTGGACAGAACAAACCAATTCTACCATCATTACCGATAGCATAGTTTGCAGACATTTCGCGTGCTGGATTTGCAACAATATTTCCAAACTGTTCAATTGAACAAACACCTGCCATGTGATGAACTGTTATTTTTGTGATTGGTTGATTACGTGGAGATGTTCTGTTTGGAGATATCCTTGTCATTGATATTAATGATGAATTTGTGAATCCCATACATTATTCCTCCTTTATAAATTTATTCATTTTCTTCCTCTTCATCCGATCCTTTACCATTTCGAAGTTCTTCGTTTGTAAGAGGACCGCATGTTGTTACCTTATTCTCATCCATTGTTATTTCCTCCTTTATTTGTGATATTTACTTTATAGCAACACTGGTATCAATTTTTTCTTTGCTGTTCAAATCATCTTTGTTTTTCATAACAGCAGTTATGTTTTGATTAGCTTTACGTGTAGCAATGCCAGCTGGATCCATCTTTTGAATTTGTTCATATAATCCTAAATATTTCTGTAGAACTCTGTTTTCGCAAATTTCGAGTTTATCTAATTCCATTATATTTGATCTGATTTGTTGAATAATATTTTTAATAGAATTTAGATCTTTTCTTCGAGCACCTGTTGCCTTTATAAGTGTTCTTCGGTAACCTTCACCACGACCAGTGTTTTCTTTAGTTGTAGATTCCAATATATGTATGCATTCTTCAACACGTTTTTTACATATGTCAAGATCTCTTAAACATAATTCGAGGTCGTGTTTTAATTTATTTTTACTCTTTTCAAATTCTATATAAATATCTTTCAGGATATTTATATTCATATTGTCCTCTTCCGATCGCTCTTTTTCGGTAACCATTATAGTTTCAGATAACATTGATTGAGGATTAATTTCTCCATATGCTTGTTTTATATTTGTGACATTCATCGTTACGGAATTATCGATATTATCAAGATTTACATTTGTTGAAACTTGACCATCTCCATTAATAGAGAATGATAATTGATCAGCATACGCTTTAATCTCCCCATCTTCAATCTTCCAACCATCGCCGTTTTCACCATTAAGTTTATTAATTTCTTCAGCAATTTTTTGTCTCTGTTCCTCGGTCATGTTTTTCATTGTTTCAGAAGCATTATTGTTTTTCTTCTTCTTGATGTAACTGATTAACATACGAATTGGAAGAGCGATCAAACGTGGGATGAATTTAAGAATAGAAATAAATATGTTTTCTATCTTACCTTCTTTATTCATCTTTCTGAATGGGTGATCCTTGTTGTACTGTTCACGATTGGTCGTGTTATTTGTCTGATTGGTTGTGTTATTTGTTTGATCCTGCGTGTTTTGTTGTTGCTGTTGTTGTGGATCGGATTGAGTTTGTCCATTATTATTAACGGATGTTTCATCACCAGATGTGTTTGTTTCGGTATTTCCATTATTATCATTTTCTGATTCCTGGAAGAATGTTGATTCCATAAACATTGAACAGTCTGGAATGCTTATATTGTCTGGGTTTGAATATTCCATCAAGCATGAAATTTTATCAAACATATCCAATACTGAATCTATCACAGCCATTTCTGCATGATATTGTTCTTCAGAGTATGCCTCGATTAGATCGAGGCATTCATTCTGAATACTTGTATATTTACTACTCATATTATCATTATCCTTTCATATTACAGATATTCCACAGAATCATCAATATCATTTAGCCATGATATGTCTGATTCCGTAACATTGATATTTGCAGAACCTATCAGCTTTTCGATATGTCCATCGAGATCTTCCGCAGTTTTTGGATCAAATGTTCCTTTAGAATATATCTCATCAATATCAATATCGAGTGTTTTAGAATAGTTTGTAACAATCCATTCCAAATATTTCTTTATTGATGGATCAAGTTTAGCTTTTGATGCAAGTGTTTGTTTTGCATACTTTACAGCAGCTTGGTTACGTTCATTAATTGTTGGATACTTTACCATCATCATTTGCATTGCATCACGTTCAAGTTCGTCGTAATGTTTTAATATATCGATGGTATAATCATTAGCAACTCCATTCCTTGATTTACTACCACTCAAGAAGAATGTTACTGGAAGATTGTAACATGCTGCAAACATATCACACCAATGTTCCTCGTAATTCTTGATTGTTCCATTTCTAAGTTTATTAATTGCATTTATCTCAATAGCATGAGATACAGCTGTACCAAACAGAGATAATGAATTAATTCCAAAGAATATTGCAAATACAGGAACTGCCGTTGATGCTGTGGATAATCCTACAAGAGATCCTATCGTAAGTGCAGCTGGTATAAAGTATCTTCCAGGTCCGTATGTTTTTATTTTAAGTTTACGAACCTTCTTTTCCATTATCTTGATTTGATCATCTATCGATACACTCTTTTTATCACGAATAGCATTTTCATATTCTTTAACGGAATTTTCATCATGACAAATTGTTGATAGATATGTCAGATGTTTAATGATAGCACGTTTAGTAAATATATTCAGTTTAATTCCACCAAACTCATCAAATGTGTTGACGAAGTTTGTTACGAGCTTTCGGCGATTAGATGCAGATGGAATGTCTTTTGCAAGCATCATTGTTTCTGCAAGAGCAGCCGTAAACTGTGATTCTTTACTCTTGAGAACAGCCATAATATTGTGGAATATCTCATGACAGAATACAGATATAACATGCTGACCGAACAATGATGAATCATCCGGAGCATCTTCATCCAATGCGGAATTTACAACAAAGATATCTATTGGAAGTCCACCGAGTTGGAATCCTTTTGATTTTGATATAACAAGTTTTGTTTTTATATCATTATAGATAGCAGTTGCTTCTCTGTTGATGCCGTCTTCCGTTTTCAAAAATCTGATGTTTAAACGTGCATTGAATTGTTTGTTCAAACAATCTATAGCCTTTTGATATTTTGGAGAATTTATCAATCTTTCGAGATCGAGAGAACCACGTTTTGCATTCTGTTCTTTACGAGCATCATTCATGAATTTAATTGCTTTGATGAGGTTTGTATTATCAAACTTCATGTGTTCAACACCGAATGCTGTTTTTGCACGATTCTTTTTTGTTGTTTCTGATTCTGTGAAGAAGTCAACTGGTTTTACAAAATCGAATCCTTGTTCTTGCATTATATCATATCCAAGATGACGTGTATTTCCACGTTCTCCAATCATATCCAATATGAAACTTTCTTCTTTAATTTCATCACTCACATTGAGTTCTTCACCCTCATTGTTTTTGAAATTCATATCGATTCCATATGTGATATCATCTTCTTCTGGTGTGAAGTATGAATATCCTCCTACTGCAGATTCTGATTTAACACCTTCACGTTTACCCATAGCACACATTTCATCATATGTTTTTCTCGCTTCTGGTGTATTCGACATGTGAGCATATCCAGAATCATATATCACAACAGGTTCTCCGTTAGCATCCATTTGTGATGCCAATATTTTTCCACGCGATGGATCCATGATAGCATCAATCTTTTCTTGATCAACGCCACTCTGAATGTTATCTGCTTGGAATTTATTCATCTTATTATCCACTCTTTGTGATATATAATCCAATACTGCACCTATAGATTGTACTATAGCTTTACCATTGTCGGATGGTTTAGAATGTGTGTTGGAAGGGACTATTATGTGTCCCTTCCTTACTGTTATTCTATCTGCATCAGGATCTTCCATTATGTGCGATGATGGAATCATGTACATTGCTGCAACCGACTCAACTGCCGTAGAAAGATCTTCAGAATTGTTTATTGTATTAACAACATCCATCTTTGTCGGTACATCGAATTTTTCATTCATATCGTTTTCTTCAAGTTTGACATTTGTATCAGCTGGGGATACAGATGATTTCATAGATGATTCTATACTTGAATCAGAAACATTTGAAACCGAATTGATTGCTGAATTTGCCGAATTTATTGAACTATTCATCGCATTTGTATTCATATTTGTATTTGTCGACATATTGCATTTCTCCTTTCATTATTAATTAATAGAATCATCTGTCGGTGAAGCATCATTACCAGCATTCTGAGTTTGTTCACCTTTCCTGGTTGAATCAAAATCATCAACAATTCCCTTGAAATCGTTATAGTTGTTTGGGAACAGTTGTGTTACGACAGTATTCAATGTTTGTGTATATACACTCGTAGCAACTTCCTGAACAACTGCGAGTATTGCTTTCGCAAATTCCTGATTTACTTTAACTTCGTCGTTTTCTTTGTTTTGTGTATTATTTGTCACTTCTTCTTGGAAGATACTTTTATCAAGTTTGATTTCAAAACTTTCAAGCTTGTATTTGGATTTCAAACCATTGATAGCCTGTTGGAGATCTGTTGATAATTTGTTTATACCATCACTCCAGTATTTACAATTATCTTTTGCCATGAATTTGAGGTTGTTGAAAATATCCAAGAAATCAGTATTATTTCCAACCTGTTTACTATTGATCTGATAATCGGTTTCCATTGTACCTTCATCAGTAAGCTTGGAGAATAAGAGCATGTTCTTAACGGCTTTTGTTAATTCTTCACCCTGAAGATTTGCCATCTCCTCAACTTTCTGTTTATTAGCATCTCCAAAGACATTCATCAAACCGATCTTCAATTCCTTCTTCATAGCATCGATCTGATTCTGATCGGTGGATGATTGGTACTTTGATTCAATTGATGATATCAATTCGGATACATTCAATTTGCTTGGATCAAATGAAACATTGTATCTGTAGAATTTATCCTTCTTCGGGAAGTTATATTGATTAGCCGCATTTGCCTTAACGATTTCATCATATTTCTTTTGACCATTTTCATTAAACCATTTGCATTGTGCTTGGAATTTGGATTTGAAAATGTCTGGTAAGAATTTAGAAAGTTTATCTCTCAACCATCCAACCATTGTTGCGATGACGTTACTAACGCTCTTACCTGCAGATTTAACAGTACTCTTATTGTTGTTTGGATCTGATGTAAAACCATTAGCTTCCAATACAAATGATTCTGCATACATGTAACCTGGGATTACTGTGTCATCCATTTGATCTTTTGCTACGAGATAATGATTATTATTGTAATACAAACGAAGCATATGTCGTGTAAATATTTCACCAAATACGGCTAATATGTCACGGCACATTTCCCAATTCGGAATGCAATCTTCATTATATTTTTCAATAATGCGTTTCATAACACGGGATATTCTGATGATACTATTAGCCAATCCCGCATTGTCACATACATTATCACAACCACCAAACATCTTGTATATTGTATCGAAAGTATTCATGATAGGATGTGTATGTTGATTTCCTAAACCATCTCTACGATAATTTCCATCAAGGAACATATTTCCGTAAGTGATTTTATCTAACCAATTTACATCGGTATTCATACCAACATTATTCAACCTACCATTCCATGTTCCAATACTATCTTCATGGCAACAACCAAAGAACATTTTGATTACGAGCTGTGGATCGTAATCATCAATTGGTTCGGTATAATATTGAATCAGTAATTGATGTATTGGAGAGCGTTCATCATTCATTATGAACTTTAATGCAGATATAGTATCTTTGAATTGTGGATGCATATCCTGAAGAACGATATCACGCATATTGCAATTGAATGGGATTTTATTTGTGATAACATAATCATTTGTTTTTAAGAAGTTTGAACAACACTCTGTCACAACCTCATCGAATTTCTTTGCAGATTCCTTACTTGAAGAATTCTTCAGTTTATCAGAAGCTTCTTTGCGATTGTAATCCTTACTGTTTCCTGCATAGAGTTGGAAAATCTGATCGGTCTTTGCTTTTGCATTTGCACGAACTTCTTCAGGTGATGGTATGTTCTTATCTGATAAAGATACTCCTGCAGAGTTTAAGAGTTTATTGACAAAAGTTGTACATATCTCTTTATAACCAGAAGAACCCTTTTTGTCAGAACCAAACAATTTCTTCAGAAGTGCAGGATAATCAAACTTTGTTTTCTTGGAATTTGATATGTAATCTGCACACATATCCTTCATTGTTTCAACAGCATCATTTGATAAATATGCACCATATACATCTATATCAAGATCCTTTCTAACATCATCGTGGATAGATTCTTTTCTGAAACCTTTTCCACCAAATGAATACATGTTATCAAGTGAAGAATCAAATGATATAGAGATATGTGTATAATCCGAATCTGTGGCTTTTGAAATCGCTTTTGAAATAATCGGAGATTTACCCTTGGTGAATACAAAGAATACAGGAGATGTTTTTGTTGAATCAACAGCTTCCATCTTGAAGAATTCATTATCATCATCCCAATTATCATTGTTATTTGCAGACTCATTGCTATCATCAAAAGCAACAGGTTCATTTTTGTATGCTACGCGGGGGATTGCATAATTCAACATTTGAACAACCGTTGTGAGATTCAGTCTCAATGAAAACATAATGAAGTCTTCAATATATACTTCACATGCTTTAGATAACAATGAATCCTGCATAACATATGTTGCATTCTTATCCATTATACTTGGAAGATGTTCGATAAACTTTCTAACAGCTGCTGTGAAATGCATGTTCTGTAATTTATCAGCATCTTTCTTCATACATTCTGCACGTTTTTCAAGTTCATATTTTGAATATACAAATAATCCAAAACATTCACTTTCTGCAGCAAATGATAAATCGGATAAATTTGCTCCTTTAGGAATATCACCACCCGGATTTCCCATTATTGTTGGAGCATCGAATGGAACGCAGTCATTACTTTTCAAGAATCTTTTAACTGATTCTACAGCAAATAAATCTGCATCAGATGTTTGCGGTTTAAACAGATGATTTTCCATTGCTTTTGCTAAGTTTGAAATGAATGTTGATATATCTGTTGGAGTGATATATCTCATCTTGTATGAACATGCACATACTCCATGATGAGCATTCTTATCAATCAAAGATTTAACTTTATTAAGTTCTTCGATCTTTTTGTCATACGCTTTTGACAATGTATCAAAACCTATCAAGAATGTATCTGAAAACTTGAATGGGTTTGATTTCATTGAATTATTCTCTTTTGGATTCATGTATGATTCCTCACTTTCTTATGATAGTAATATATCCTTATATAATTCCACATATATAAGAAGTTATTCTTGGGTTTTCTGAGTATACTATTGAAATCATTATTTCTATTATTTTATTTTTTGATATATTTAATATTAAATTGCCGAAGGCAATTCTTATATATAGAATATAATGGAAAGAAAGAAATAAGATTGATAATATTAAAAGAATATTAGAATGGATTTGTTAAATATTCATAATAATGATAGAATGAATAGAATGAAATGGATGTTCTTCGCCGCGAGAAAATACTTATGTACGAAAGGTGAACGATCATTTAAAATCGCATATTATAATATGTATGAAAGGAGATTGGTATAATGAGAAATACCAAATGTCCATTTTGCGATTTCACAACAAATGACAAGCAGAAATTTTGTAAACATATAGCCATCAGACATAATGATCAAGTACCAGAAGAGTATGAACCATTAGAATGGGCATATAATCTACTTGTACACAAGGAACCAGGCCGCCTATGTGTAATGTGTAGAAGAAACAATGTTCATTTCAATGATGAATCTTTAAAGTATGAAAGAATATGTTCTGATCCAAGATGCAAAGAAGCATACGTTCATATGATGAAGGATCGTATGAAAAATGTGTATGGTAAAGAACACTTGTTGAATGATGGGGATATGCAACGAAAGATGCTTGCAAATCATGCGAACGCAAAAGACTATGTTTGGGATAATGATCATAAGTTTCGTATTATAGGAACTTATGAAGAGGATTTTCTTAAACATTTAAAATCATTGGATTGGAGTCCGAATGATGTAATAGCTCCATCACCAAACACGTATTCGTATAAATGGAAAGATGGAAGTAATCATATTTATATCCCAGACTTCTACATACCTTCATTATCTTTGGAAGTTGAAATCAAGGAGAGTGATAACACACATCCTCGAATGGAACATTCTCGTGAGATTGAACATCTGAAGGATAAACGAATGGTCGCTGAAGCGGGTAAAAGTGGTATAAATTATATTAAAATCGTCGATAAGAATTATGATGAATTTGATAAAGATTACGTTAAATCGGATTTCAATAAACCCGAATAATACGAAAGGGATGAAAGATTGATATGGCTCTTGATGAGAAAGGTATTACTCTTGCAGAGGTTACAAACCGATATCCACGATCGTTTCAAACTTTGGGATATGATGTGTTGATGGATGTAGATGATTACAATAAACCAAAGGTCATATCAACTTTCGAAATGTGTGTTAATACAATATTAACATTGTTGAAAATGAAACCTGGTCAATATCCGTCAATACCTGAACTTGGTATCGATGTCGAGAAATATCTTCATGAATATGCAGATGATCCAGATATCCCGAATGAAATTAAAACCAAGCTGTATGATCAATGCAATCGTTTAATGACGATTGATATAACAATTGATGTATTTGTTGAACATGACAATGATGGAACAAATGCATTGATTGTTAAAGTTGAAGGTTCTGATACTTTGACATATGGTGAAGAATCATCAACTGTTATCATAGGAATCACTTATGATAAACTAAATAGATTATACACCAGAAAGGTATATGTTAAATAAAACCGATTCGGGGGAATACGTCCCCCGATGATATTTATATATATGAAAGGAATGAAATAATATGGAAAATTATTTCGACTACATCTTGCAGGAGTCTACTCTTGTAGAAGAAGAGTCTGCTGAAGATATCTTCATAGAATATGATATTGCAATGATGGAGTTCGACCAGTATGTTCAAGAAGGTGTTGGATTAAAGATTCTTGCAGGTGTGGGAATTGCCGCATTGATTGGGCTCGTTATCTCAGCCATAATAAAACTCGTGTCAAATAAATCGGATCAATCTGCAGCTGTGGCTGTTGCAAAGGCAAAATATATGAGCAAACTCGCAAAACAATATGGAGTTGAACAAGTTGTATTTGATGCAAAGCATAAAAAAGGATGGATGACCAATCTCAATATGCGTGCATTTGAGATCATTTTAAATGTATCATACGCTAATGCAGATACTATGCGAGAACAAATCGAATATCTTGAGAGTCTTGACGAGAAAGATGTCGAGAATGTTGACGTTAAAGGAAAACTCATAGAAATGTGGAATAAAAATGACGAGAAATTAAAGCGATCATCAGCTGGTAATTTAAAGGCATTGAAAGGTTCGACACTTGATCAATTCGATATTTTTAATAAAGGAAGGAATGGAAAATCTATTCCAGAAAGAATGAGCGGAAAAGACCCATATGGTGGTTGGGGCGAAACAGGAACGAAAGAAATCGTACGAATAGATGATAGACTAAATTCATTGAGCCAATTTATAAAAGAATTTAAAACTATTGGAAAGGGTTTACAAGATTTGCGGAAACGTGCTGCTTCACTCGAGAAATCAAAACCAACATTGGTATCTTATACCAAAGGGTGGATGGAAGAAAAAATGGTATCAGAAGTCATCGAATATGTTAATGAGGCGAATAGAATAATGACAGAATCTGCCGATGCGATAAGAGATGCAATTAAAATTCAGATATCTGAGAATAAAAAGAATGCAGATAAATCATCTGATGACAGTACTGGAAAAAATAAAGTCGATGTAAAAGATCTCATGAACGGCACAGTCGATTTCGATGACTTTATGAGCAATCCAAATTCTAAGATGGTATTTAAGTAAATGGGATGTGATAATTAATGACCGATAAACGTAAAAAGATTGAAACATTGATTGATGGTGTTTTAACGCGTATGGATCCAACAGGAATCAACGCAAAGAAATACCGTAACATGTTTCAAACCATGAACGATAAACAGTTCTCAGATTGGGTAACCAGATTCCTTGCAGATGATAAATCAAATCTTCGTCTGGATATTGAAGAATTTGGTGATGGTTCCCGTACGTTGAAGTACGAGAATGTTGAGAAAGCTGCAGATTTTCTTAAAATAAAACTATTCGAAAATGTTTATATCCCACACGTATCATCCAATCCCAACCGACCTGTAAGAACTAAACAACCTGTGTTGGTTGGCTATCTCAATATTAAACGTCCTCAGCAATTAGTAACCAAAAAGACTGGTCTTGCTATTACGGATACTAATAGAGATGAACAAACAGGTGCTGCAAAAGGTGATTCAAAAGGTGGTACAACAACCGGTATTGAAAATGAACTCCTTGCCGGTGTTGGTGGTGATGTTATTCTCTCCGAGTTCTGTGGAGCTCGTGGTGATAATGTTACAGAATATGACAACATGATTCAACAAATTGCAGAACATGGTTCTGTTAAATTGGCGGATATCAAAACGAATGCATATGACAAACCAACTCTTATGCAAGCAGACCTATATTTCAAAGCTATGGGTTTGAAAACGGATTTGATATCCGAATCATATTATTCAATCGAAGCCGTTCGTACGGCTATGAAACAAAAATCATGAGAAAAGAGGTAATATAAAATGAAAGTAAATATTACAGGTGTAGGTCTCATTCCAAGAGTTGGACTTCTCGCTCCAGTATTTGGAAAGGATCTTTCAAAGGACACGGTTTCAGTAATACTGAAATATTCATCATTCAAGGTATATGTTGCAGCAACAGGTATTCGTATAACAAGAAAGAATATCAATCAGATATTCGGTGAGAGTGTACAGCAGTCTGTTGTACGTCCTACAGCAGTAAACAGCATCCCATCGTCTCCTGTTGTTGAGAAAGTTGCAGCTCCTACTCCTGCGGAGATCGAAAAGGTTTCAGAACCTGTTGTTCTTGATACAGTAGTTGAAGCTCCAGCTATAGAGGAACCTGTTGAACCAGTTGAGGTTGTAGCTGATACAACTGATGCTGAGATCGAATCTTCATTCGTTGAAGATGTTGAAGCTGTTAAGGATCAGCTTGATGAAACTGTTACAGAGACAACTGAAGAAGCTGTTGAAGAGAAGCCAACTTATACAAGCAAAAAGAAGAAGAGACGTTAAGTATTGAATGAGGTGATATAAATGTTCTTCATGGAACAAGAACTAACAGAGGCAGAAGCAATCATGTTTGTTCAAGAAGCATTACATGATCCAAAGAATCAAAAGCTCCGTGAAGAGCTGATAGATCCAATCATTGAAATATTGGAGAAACCTTCGGGCCGAAAGCAATATATTGAATACGGCTCTTCTTTTCTTGGTGAAAATGCAACAATGTTGGCAAAAGAGTATCCAACTAAAGCAGTTACTTTCCCAAGGAAGTATGTCGACGGTTTGTTCGCAATGTTTAATTTCACAATGAAATCATTTAAGCAAGTTCTCAAAGACGTATTGAAATCCGTATCGTCTTCAACAGAATTTGCAACAATCACATCTTCTCCAACAAATGTAATTCATACTGTTGCATTATATTATTCTGATATGATAGGTAATAGATTACTGAGAGACTCAGCTCGCCAACAGCTGGGTCTTTCGGTATATGCCGTTATATTTAATAAGTATTACAAAACAGGATTGAACGAATCTGTTATGACATACACGTACATGCAATTGGATAATTCATGGGGTATTGTCAAAGCGGAGAATATTATAAATTGGATTTCAACAACCGTTGAAACCGCATATGGATTTTATAGAACCAAATTATCATTGAATATGTCTGCAGATATACTTGTCGCATTCTTGAATAGATTGCGTAATAGCATGAATCAGAATATGAGAGGATTGGGTAATAAATATTATGATAATCTCGAGAATGGTAATTTGATAGGTGCAGATATAACGGGTGATGAGGATCATGTTGTTACAAACAACTATACTGTGTTGAAAGATAATCTTCTTCGATTAATAAAGAATCGTGATGAATTATACTACACACAAGGAAAGTTATATCCTGCAATCGCAAAACTTAAGAATGTTAAGATGGAATCATTATTTGAATATTCTACAACGAAAATCAAATATGAAGACATCGGACGAATCATTGATAATATATTTTATGTATTCCTTGTGAAAGATGGTCATTCTGTTGATGAAATAAATTCAGCGACATATATCGGAAGAATAACAAATTTCCCAACAGCTGTTGACCGTGCTATCGCAGGAAAACCGATAATACTGCCGTATTCAAAAAAATATAAAGTTGATGATACTATTGTCAAGGCACATATATGTCTTGTGGCAACATATATTCTTAACAGAATAAATGATGTAAAATAAATTATAGAAAGGAATGATAAGTATGCCTATGAAGTCTACTCAGACGAATAAATATGAAACAGCATGTTTTATTCAGGAAGCACCTACATCTTCTGAGATAAATCCTCGTGGATATAAATTGAAGAAGAGCATTGAAGGTCATCCTTTCATTATATTCGAAGCAACACTTCAAACGTATGGTTGTCATAACAGAATGCAGCGTAGATATGATGCACAAAACGTTGTGTCTGTAATAAATAATGACGAAAGAATTCAAACACTCAAGCGTCAAAATAAATGGCGTGGTGAATTAAATCATCCTAATCCGGATATTAAAGGAACAGAACTTACTGATATTCGTATGACCATACCAGAACCATTAAACACATCACACTTTATCAACAATGATCGTCTTGAAGGAGATAAATTAAAAGCAACAATAACAACACATCCTCAAACAGCTGCTGGAAGATCTGTAACATCCGAAGTTGTTGATCTTGGTGCAGTACCATCTTTCTCTGTACGTTTGTTAGGTAATATGATTCCTAACGCTCCGAGAAATATGCCAAATATCAGAGTGTCTAAAGTAATCACATTTGATCTTGTTGATTTCCCATCTCATCCAAATGCAGATGCTGATATAGCTCCTGGAGTTGTAACAGAATCTGCTATCATAACTCCGGAAGCTGTTGGTCAAATTATCTTCTTGAAAGAATTGGCTAAGTATTGTACTGAAAAGGATGAAAATCTGAGAGTTGTATGTGAATCATTCCAAATTTCAACAGATGAAATTATGGGTATTAATAACGGAAATATCGTTATTGAACAATCTGCTTCACGTATAATGATTCCTCTCGAGGGAGATGTTAGAAGAGAAGCTCTCTCATATATTATGGAGGGAGGAATGTAATATGGGAATAATTGTCAAAAAGAATTATTTTGATAATATTGAAACTGCGATAAATTCATTAAATCAATTTTTTTCTTCTAATTTCAAACAGAAGAATTTTCCGGTACTTGATGGAGATTATTCCGTTGATGAATCTGTGATGAAAATTTTAAGTTTGATGAATGGTGTTGAATCATCATGGGTTGATAGCCCAGAAGAAGTTGAAAGAATTGTTGATGCAATCAATTCTGTTGTGGAGAATTATGATGAAAATCCATATGAGAAAATATGTGATAATAATGACTCTGTTACAATAGATCACATCGATGCTTTCGTTTCTTTCAAAGCATTACAGTTTATTGCAGATCATTTTGAAGAGTTTTCAAAGTTGATGAATGGAATATATTCATTAGAATTATTCTTAAAACCATCAAAATATAAAGATGTAATTGATCTATTTTCTAAGGATATCGATATTTCTGAGCTTGGAAAAATACAAGATGAATTACATACACCTATATTCGACGGCTCGACATATGTAAAGAGTATGTTTAATTCCGATCAAATCACAATGCCGAAAGGTGTTGACGAGCAAGAGGAAATCAAACGTTTCTACAATTTCCAAGATTCTGATATGGATATTCAGATAGATGAATCTGATAAGGAAATAACACCTGTGCAAGAAGCTGCTGAAGTAAATTACTTCACAAAACGTAAACCGATTCATATTAAATATGATGAAAAGAAAGATAAGTTTCATATATCTGCACAATTCAGAAAGTCGATTGATCAATTGAAAGATGGATTGGAACGCTGTAAGAATTCCGAGGATCTTCTCGATTTCTTTGATGATCCCAAGGGTAGATACCCTCAGGCAGATGATTTCTCATCTAATGTTTTACCTTTCATATTGGCAAAGGTATTTAATAACACAAAGAAATATCCAAACCAAGACATGGATATGACTTTATTCAGACCATACATCAATTCATATAAATCTATAATCGATAATAATCCTGGTGCAAAACGTTTTTCAAATTATGATTTGTTTTCAACATTCAAAACCGATAAACGTGGCACTATTCAATTCATTATAGATTTCTGTGAGATCAATCTTTATAACGATCCATCTGCGGCAATATCAAATAACAATCTTCTGACAATATTCAATATATTTGATTCAAGGATATATTTTGATATACTCTATAATCTTATACCAGATAAGGTTAAGAAAACAAAATTTCCATCTGAGGATGAGTTTGTCAGAAAGATTCGTGCAAGAATCAATAAAAATTCCAAGAGTACGAATGTGTATAAACCAACAGTGAAAGCTGCTGAAGAAAACAATCTTCCTTCATCTGAAGAAGTTGTTGAATACACAAGAATGTCTCTTAAAGAATTTGGGGAAATGTCAATATCCGACATGATGCTGTGTGAACATTATCATCAGATACTCCGTGATGAAATAAACACACTTGATTCGAGAGTGTATAATGAAGGATTATCACCGATAAAACTCGATTGGCTGTTAAAGAAAAATGAATTTGTACAGGAAGTTGATAAAGGTGATATTCCGGAGTATATGAAAACTCGTGTTCGTTTATCTGACGAAATGGGTACATCACCGAAAGTCACACAAACAGAAGTTCAGATACCACCTGACACACCATCTAATTCAGTTGAAGATCTTGCGGATTCTATTGATGCTAAAATCGATAGTGCTGAATCTGACAAATTATCAGATATGCTTGGTGCAGATGCTGTTAAGAGTGGAAAACATATTGTGGTTAATATCACAAATACATACACAAACTCTTTCAACAGAGATGATCATTCTGATCATTCTGTACACACAGATTCATCATCTGGAAAGAATATAAACAAATCAAACAATGTGACACATAATAACAGTCACAATACATCAAATAATAATACTGATAAATCTTCATTGTACAATAATAATAATAGCGACGGTAGAGATGATACTAAAGATTCTAAGGTTCAGGAGTTCGCTTCTGGATATAATGTGGATGAAGTATTCGCATTTTTAGAATCTGAAGAGCCCCTGTCAACTGTTACTGAAGCTACTAAACAAAAACCAGAAACGCTGACTAATAAGATGCTTGATCTTGATAGAAATACAAGGTCACTTCAACAAAAGTCAAAACGTTCTGTTCAGAAGGGTATTGGTGCTACTAAGACACTTCTGAAACCCGCAATGAGAACGAAACAGTGGTTAGCTGGAATTATCGACTCATTGATCAACCGGAATGAAGACACTGTTAAAACCGAGATAATCGAGAGCCCCGGTTATCGTTCGACACTTTTTAAAGCAACACGTTTAGCACTTAAGTTTGGTATGTTCGGAATATGTTTCACTATCAACGGATACATAGGTGCAGCATATGCAGCATTACAAGTTTCACGTTTCGCAGATAAAGAACGTCTCAGAAGAGAAGTTCAAGGTGAGATGGCTACTGAGATGAAAATCTTAGATGATAAGATTCAGAAAGCTGATGAAGCTGGAGATAATAAAGCCAAATGGGAAATGATGAGATTACGTTCTAAGATGGAAAGAATCGTTTCAGACACACCAAGATCAGTTGTTAAACATGGAAGAAGTGTTTCTTAAAGGAGATGATAATATGGCTGAAAATAGTAATCTCTTTTATATGGTGATGGAAGCCGAAGGAGATGATCTCTTACAGCCGATGGATTTAAGTACGGATACTGCTGAAAATCCTACAGAGACACCTCCTCAGGACTCTCAAACAGGTTCTAACGACAATCCACCACCATTAGAAGAAATGAATAATGCTGACGCCTTAAGTTTTCCTGGTGATAATGGCGGTGGTGATAACCAAGACACTGAAAATAACACCGACGACAATAACGACGAAAATGCTGAGGAAAATGATGAAGATCAACAATTATCTGACAAAGCGAATAATGTTTTGAACAAAACGCTTTATGATAAGTTTATACAACGAAACGAAGAAGTATCTTCGATTCTTGAAAACTTACAAATTATCATTCCAGTATTACCCGTTGAGATTGTTGATGAAAACGAAAAAGACGTCAATAATTTGAAAGCAGCTCTTGCAGCTGGACAAAACTATGTTATTGAAAAATTCGTAGATGCCAAGTACGGTGAGAATGCTCTCTACTTCAGAAAGCTTGATACACTGTATACTCTTCTAATGGATCGAATCAATAGCAATTTGAAAAAGGCTGATAAAAAAGAATCAGCATAATAAAAATTCTAAATAAAGGAGTTGTTAATCCATGGCATTTAGCACTGGTAATAGATATGGTTCCCATGAAAGAACATGGTTTCAGGAACAGGCTGCTATGATCAATACTGCAGAACAGAAGAATCTCGATGTTCTCTCTGATGAATTTGATGAGAAATTTCAGGAAGCAGCCATCACTCTCAACAGAACATATACTGATCTCAACATCATGAGAGACTTCGAGCGTATGATGAAGAATAAGGCTATTATGGAGTCTTATAAAGAAGAATTCCTCGATAAGATCGTTGATGATATTAAAAATTATAACTGTACAACAGATGCTGAAAGACAGCACATGAAGGTTGTTGCAGAGCAGCTTGAAGAGGCTTGGGATGCACGTGTTGATTCATTCATCCAGGAGTCTTACAACGTTGCAAACTATCTTCCACTTTCAACACTTGACTTCCCTGCACTCGTTAAGCAGTATATCCGCTTCCTCGGTAAGGATATTATTCCTGTACAGACTGCAAACAGTGTAAACGTTGAGCAGCGTATCATCCAGAAGTATCTCGTAAACAACCAGACAGGTGATGAGTATGAGGTACCTGCAGTATACTGGATGAAGGATGAAGACGGCACTCCACTTTGGAGAAAGCTCTGGAATGCTGGTAAGGGCATTAAGATCTATGATAAGGAACCTATCACAGTTACAGATATTCTTAATGCACCGAACAAGAGATTCTCAATGTTCGGCTGGCTTACAGATGATGAGACAGGTGAGAAGACAACTATCACACCTACAGTAAGAACACGTCTTTCTTATGACTTCAACATCCAGTATGTTCAGACAGCACCAACAGAAGCTTCTACACAGTATAACCTCCTTTCAACAAAGCCTACTGATTGGGATACTGCTACAGGTACTTCAACAAAGTACTTCACAAAGAGCGGTGACACATATACAGCTGTAAACTTCACAACTACGGCTGGTACTGTAGCATTCGCTGAGAACACATACTATGAGAAGGTAACTATTCCTGCTCAGCCTGCTAAGAAGGTTAAGCTCCCAGGTGCTGGTATCCAGATCGATATCCAGACAGGTGGTGTATTCCTCAACGGCGGTATCACAAATACC